ATAGTCACTAGGTACGTTTTTAAGGAATTAGTGGTCAAAACCAAGAAAACACCACGGTTAGGTGAGGTTTTAAGGTGTTTATAGTTAACACACATAGAGCCAAAACCTGAAACGGAATTTTTAGACTTGTTAAATTCTGAGAATTTCTTTACTGTGTCACATCTGGAGCAATATTTCTCTCCATTATCGTACAAACTCTGCTTCCAATTCAGACCCTTAGTAGCTAATTTACGTCTTTTCTGATTATCAATTTTCACACAACCTTTACATAAACGATACAGCCCGTCTTTAGTGTGACTTGATTTACCGAAATGGGACAAATCAAAGGGGTCTTTACACTTAACACAAACTTTCATTTCGTTAAACCTTTAAGTATGTTAATTACGTTATTGGTATTGTTGTTAATATCGTTTTCCCAGAACCTAACTAACGTATAACCCTCTTTTTCCGCTATAGCGTTCTTACGTTCATCATTTTTAAGGTTATTTATTTGAATTGGTGATAATGGTTTTTTATGTACAGACTCATTGAAGTGGTACCAATCACCATCCACCTCTATTAACAATTTTTTATGTGGCACATAGATGTCATATAGATAACCTTTAACCGAATATTGGGAATCAAATTCTACACCTAAGTCGATTAATAACCCCTCAAATTTAACTTCTAATTTAGACTTTTCATTAAACATTTTGTTAGTGAAATATTCTAATCTCCTATATCGTTGCTTCTCTCGTTCCTTTGGGTCTGACCATCGTTCGATAGCCGCTATTGATATAGCTAACTTATGCTCATCAGACTTTTCGACACCACTCAAAGCTTTGGAGATGTTATCACCCCTATCAGGATTGGATAACACCTTATCAACGTTATCCTTAACCCTAGGGTCTGAAATATCTAACCCTTTGTTCCATACCGTCAATTCACCTGATGCATACATCTTCTTCTGAGTTTCATGAGACTTTCGGATTACTTCTGGGTTATGACCCCAATTATTATTAACTCTGGCTGCATGACCACGGACATAATCAACGAAGCCCTTTTTAATCGATAAAAAATTAACTGAATCACCACACCCACACCCACAGGTAGGGTACTTACCATTTAACATGTAATCAACGTATGTCTGTTCGGCAGATATGCCGTGTTTCTGGACTCTATGTCTTCTGACAGAATCAACACTTTTGAATGTCTTATCACACTCCTTACACTTAATATTTTCCATAAAAAAAAATTCCTTAACTCTACAAGTATACTAATAGGTATCTGTAAAGTCAAGGAAAGTTAGTTTTTGGTAGAACAATTCTACTATTTGAAAATCAAAAGAGAAGTATCGCTCTATCGAATCGAAGTGTAGCTTGGATATCTGCAATAGCGTCATCGTCCATACTCAAGTCACCGAAGTTTACGTTGGTAAGCATAGTTCCTTGAAGTACCCACTTCTCGATAACTACACCTGCTGGGTCAAGCATTTCAATCTCGACATCCTTCTTATAACCTGCGGCATAACCTTGTCTACCTGTAATAGATTCAGATTGTAGTCGTACCCATTCCATGATAGCTTGCGCTGAAGAAGGACCTATTGCATCTCTGAATGTAACATCAATTGCTTCCCAGTTGAAACGTCCAACAACGTAGGTTTCCGTGTTAAGGAATGGAATTACAACTTCTCCCTGTGTAATTGAAGGTCTAGATGCCGATGCCAACCACCATTCTTGGATACCCAAGTCTGCTGGGAACCTCATCATCCACCTATTCTTTCTTTTAGGTTCGTAAGGGACGGGCATTTTCATTAGTAAATCAGCCATTTTATATCGTTTTTAAATTTGTGTTATTAATCTCTTTGGTAATAAATATGTAGAAACATAAAAAGGTGTCATTATTCTCCAACATTTATCGCTAATCCACCTTCAACGCCACTGGTTTTAAATGCAATATCGTTGAAACGCTTTTGAATATCGAAAGCTTCTGCTTCTAATTTATCCATAACATTAGGCATTCCCATGTCTTCTAGACCGCTTGCGATGTCATGTATTCGACCACCTTCCAAATATTTCTTAATTGTGTTAAGTGTCTTAGGTGAGCCTAGAGCCTCTTTTGCTACCTTATCGTTAAAACCACTAAGCTTAACACCTAAAAGTGCAGCGGTGCCCATTAAAACGTCCTTCATGTCCTCTTTTAACAGAGACTTACCTTCCAGATGTTCTACAAGAACCTTAAGTTGGTCTTCTCTTATTTTAACCCGTTTACCCATTCTATTGTAAATATGGTTAAAAAACAAAAGCGGTACCGAAGCACCGCTTTTATCTAGATAATCAATCATATATTAAACGTCATCAAATGATGCACCAGTGTTCATGATGTTGAACTCAACACAAATGAATTCAAGCGCTCTTGTTGGCTTGATAAATATTTTACCACAAAGCTCGTTTCTGTCTATTGACTCTGGAGTATCATCCAACTCAACTCGGAAATCAGTAAGACCTCTTTCTGCCCTGATGTTATCCAAAATAGGGTTAACCCTTCCTAAGAATTGTGCTCTAACGATGTCATCGTTTTGCTCGAACAACAATCTTACAGATACCGCAGATATAAGCTTTCTAGCTTGTAGAAGCAAACGTCTAACGTTAATTCTGTCAAGAGCAGTCTCTTTAACTTGAAGTGTCTTATTACCCCAAATCTTGATACCGTCTGTAGCGAATGTCGTTACTGGGTTAATTCTACCAGCATATAGCGTATCTCTGTTAGCTTGTGTCAGTTTAGCTCTCGCCTTAATCGCTGCCACGTCACCTCTTTGGATACCAGCAACCGCATACCATGGGAATGCAATATTGTCAGTCAAAGCTGCGTTTCTAACGTAGTCTCTTGTACATGGTAGGTATAGATACACATTATTTTCAGTGTCATCTACTTGTACCCATGGGAAGAATGTTGCAGTATAGCTACTGTCATATCCAGCCGAATCAAGTTGGTTAACCACATCCTCTGAAGAATATACTTCACCACCTGAATCAATGTCAGGAATTGTCATCACATATAGTGAATCAGCGCGTTCTTGCTCAACCATTTCAATCGTTTCTTCTACCAAACCTGTGTTTTCGAAACCGTCAATACCAGGAGTTGCGAACAAGTTAATGTTTACAGATTCAGGGTTATTGAATGTCCAAATAGCTTCAAGGTAAGCGTAGTAGTCAGAAGTTGTACCATTATCACCGTTGGTCAACGCTCTGTTCACAATTGGGTTCGTAAGAGTAGCTAATGCTTGAAGACTCTTAGCACCGTTTATAGCATATGTGTCCGTGTTAGTTCTTCTATCTCTGTAGATATCCCAACCATCGAATCCACCATATGGTGCCATCGTGAATTTACGTGCGTAAATCTTTTCGTAATCAGTATCTACAATACCAGCGTCAGTTCTGAACTCAGCATTACCTGTGTCGAACAAGAATACTGGTGAGTAAGTATCACCTGAAGAGTTGTATACAATCTGTACACCATCGATAGTTGCACCAGTAACATCAACGTCCATATGGAAACCTTTTGTAAGACCAGTCCACATATTGTAATCGTTACTGTCTGGAACACCCTTATAGTCGAAGAAATCTTGGTCGATACCAGCAGTGTTAGAAAGTCCTAAGTAGAATTTTCTCTTGTTTTCGTATGGACCGTAAGTTTGCTTATAGCAAATTGTTGGGTCAAGTACCGTTGGGTTAGATACCTCTTGGTAATCTCTGATTGGAACACCAATCATACCAGCAGGGAATGCATCACTTGTATCATTTGAATCATCTAATTCAACCAATACATAACTTGACAATGAAGCGTAATCACCATCCAATGTACCAATTCTCTTCGCAATGTAATTGTTAGAAGCAGGTACCATAGATAATCTTGAGAATTTCTCAAGTACACTCTTATTAGCGTCTGTGTCGTAGAAATTTCTAATTTCAACATCGAATTCCTTATCATCAGGTTTGATGTTTGTTATAGAAATCTTAATTTGCTTATTTGCAGCGTTACCATCAGCAATTGTCCAGAATCTGAACAACCTCAATAGGTTTGTACCTCTAAGTTCTGATACAACGTATGGAGTAACAGCAGGTGTGTACTCATCTTTGTAATCATCAAATGGTAAACCAGTAACATAATCAATAAGTGAAAGGTTTATACCCCTTACTTTGTCGTCAGTCATTAACCTATCCATCATATTTTGGTAAAGTTCTTCAACAAATACTGAAGTCTTACCATCTTTTTCACCTACACCTAGAACCTTGCTGATGTAATTTCGTTTAGTAGTGTCGAATGAACAGTTGTAATTGAAATCACCGAATGTGGTACATACACCACTCAAAGAGAAATCATCTAATGGGTCGGTCAATGCACCCGTTGGTGTGGAACCAAATTCGATATATGTATCGTCTGAGGTTGTTGTACCACTTACTTCTGGAACTAATTCTTCATAACCATTGTATTCGCCTCTTGAACGAAGCAATGCAACGATTTGGTTTTCAACGTCAGCATATGACGTACCCGAACAAGTAGTTGTTACACCAGATGTATAACCTGTTGTACTACCGCTAAGTCCTGTTATAACATCAGTAACATATAAATTGAATCCAGTACCGTTAAACGTATTACCAGTCTTAATGTATGTACACGCTACAGTTGTTGTTGCACCAGTTGCAGCACTAGCTAAGAATGCTAATTCAGTAGTTAACAATCCAGCAGTAATCAAAGATTGAACACCTGCATCATTACTTTCATATGTTAACGTCCCACCAGTAGTGGCAGAGTAACTTATTAAGTAATCAGTGAATGAGTATCCCGTATAGGTTGTCCCCGAAACGCTTACAACAGTATCTGGGTCTAATGCAGCATCAAGGGTGATACCCCATGCTTCACCAGCATCATAACCTGAGAATCCTAAAATTCTTGTTACAAATAATTGGTTTGATTGTGTTAAATATGATTTTGCGATGTAAGGTAGCTCATACTTTGGATACCCCGTATCTTTGAATTTAGTTGCGTCTTGCCCACCAAAGAATGTTTTAAATTCTCCGTAATTACCTACGAATACTGGTTGGAATGCAGGTCCTCGTACTGTCTCACCTACCAACCCTAATGTGGTAACGCCAACCTGACGAGTTACGAAACTTAAATCTCTTTCTGAGGTGTAAACACCTGGAGAAACGAATACTCTATTTTCAGCCATTGAAGTTTATTTTTGCTTTAATTATTATCTTATTTTGATTATCTACTTAATAAATATGGGTGAAAACCCAAAAGATTGTAGAACTCGTGAACCATTCGCGTGGTTGTTCTATTATTACAACATAACCAGAGGTTCGAGTAAATCTATTATCTGGTCTTTAATGCTTGGATTTCCAGAATTCCATGCACCACCACTAATACCTTCCACATAAAGTAAAAAAGCGTTATCCCCGTTTAAAATGAAGTTGGAAATATTTTCCTTGTGCTCATCAAACACCTCTGGTAAGAAATTAGGACCAGGAGCCTCATCATCTAAAGTTAGTATTGTATTAGCCGCATCTACCCTCAATAACCAGCTAGAGTAATCATCTGTTGCTGGAGCTTCCTCAAGCCAAGTCCATCCATCTACTGGATAAGTATGGTCACCAGAATTCGCTGGCGTCAATTGGTATGATGCGTTATGTACGGTTCTACCAAACAACCATTCATTACCACT